TGCATACTGCTCAATAGTTGCAGGTTTAAATTGGTCCGGTGCAATAAAGCGATTGATAAGGGATTTGCCTAAGTCTACTGCTACTGGGCCTAAAGCCGCTAAGATTGTAATCGGGTCCATTATAAAGTCTTCTCTTCTTGAAAGTCAGCAAGTGTTAATCCGCCTGTATATTGGCAGTGTGCTAGTTCTTTAAACTTTACCCAGCGTCCAGCCCATTCAAGTCCTACGCTTTCTGCAATCTCGCCACATTGTGTAAATAACGCAGTATCATTCCACATCGCTTTACCGTTAACTAGGGGCACAAAATCAAACGCAACCCTCCAATTATGAAAGCTTTTGCCTGCCGATGCGTTAGTTACCTTTTTTCCAGGCAAAGAACGGCCTTGTGCGTATAACGCATTTTGTGACTCTGCATCTCTGTATGTTGACGTAATTAGTACATCAATATTGTGTTTGGCGCAAGACGCAATAAACTGCTCGCACATTGTTTTGACTCTAGGATGTAAGTCTTCTAGTTTACGTGAGTTAACCATGTTATTTTACAGCGTCTTTGAATGGGGTTAAATCTAAATTTCCGTAGAAATCTTTACCTTTTGTAATTTGAATTTGTAAATGTTCTTTATTACGTTTAACAGCATCTGCCCAATCTTCATCAGATGTGTTTTTTGGTTTACCTGCTCTAATAAGATTAACTGAATCCATAGCTGCATTATAGTGAAGTTGAATTTCTTCTTGTGTCATTTTGTTTTCCTTAGTTAAGCAATTGCTACTGTTCTAGCAGTTTCAATTAAGTTAGTCCCATCTGATACAAAAGTGATATTAAAGTATCGTGCCGTTACTGTACCTGTAACTAAAGTTCCTGTAGATTTAAACCCCGACCCAAATGTAATCGTATATGAAGTTGTGCCCGAAGTAAGAATACTTAATACGCATATTGCACCGGCACCAGGAACTGTAGTTGTATATGTAGCATCAGCATTAGGCGTTACTCTAACTACGTTATCTCCACCAAAAGCCATAGCGGTAGTACCAGCAGCAAGAGCACTATACCCTCCATTAATAACCCCACTAACGTTTAGATTAGCTGCACCAGGGTCTGTAGTGTTACCAATTGATACACCACCACTTTGAGCAATCCTCATTCTAATATTACCTTGACCATCTGATAGGACAATGTTGTTATTAGACGTACGAATATCTAAGCCACCACTATTACCGTCATAAGAACCTACAACGACGTTGTAAGAGCCAGTGGTAATTTCTTTTCCTGCCTGATATCCAAGGCCAATATTGTAATCACCTGCATTTGCGTAAAGTGCATTTACACCCAAAGCTGAATTATAATCGCCTGTAGTAAGTAATGGATTAACTCCTTTAGTATATGCGTAAAGTGCCCCACCACCCACTGCGGTGTTATTAATACCAGCACCGTTAAAGAGTAACGTACTTGGCCCTATAGCAGTATTATTTGAGCCTGTAATGCTCTGAGCCATAGCTGCATAACCTAAAGCTACGTTATAGCTGCCCGTAGTGTTTAAGTACATTGCTTGATAACCTAAGCCTACGTTATCACTACCCGTTGTGTTAGTACCCATGGTTAGGGTACCTAAAGATATGTTACGAGTACCTGTTGAATTGTTTAATAATGATGAAACACCTATTGCTATGCTTGAGAAGAAGCCAGTAGGTGAACCCGCTTTACCAACAGGTATCCCACTAACCGTAATGTTTGAAGAAAATGATGGGATTCCACCGTTTAGTACAACACTACCTGTACCTGTTGACGTTGTAGTGCCTGTACCACCTCTAAGAACTGTTAATGTGCCAGTTGTGCCAGCTACAATAGGAAGCCCTGTTGCATTTGTAAGTGTGCCTGATGAAGGGGTACCTAAAACACCACCATTAACAACTGGAGCACCTGCAGTACCTACGTTTATTCCTAAAGCAGTTGCAATACCTGTGCCAAAGCTAGTAATCCCCGTACCACCTGAAGTTACAGGAAGTGCTGCGCCTAAAGTTAAGTCAGGGATGTAATTTTCAGCAGCAACTACGTTAGTAGAATTGGCATAGACCATTGTTCTTTTGCCATTAGGTACTGTGATGCCAGTTCCAGCAGCGGTTTTTACTACAATACTTTGTCCACCCGAAGTGTTGTTCTCAATGATATACGGCTTGTTAATTGTAGGTACAATTAAGTTTCTTGATGCAGTAAGGGGTACACTCGACGTTACGTTAAGAATATAGTTACGTGCGACTTGGGTTGTATTTACATCTACTAGTGTAATGGTTAAATCGGCATCAGTAGTAAAGTTAGCTGTAGCTCGACCTACAATTGCCTCTTCAAGTGCTGTACCTAGGTTAATATTAGTAGTTCCACCCCAAAGGCCTGACTGGTCCCCTGTGCCAATTAACTCAATTTTTAATACTGAATAGGTCGATGCCATGTTATAACCCTTTAATTAATTCTATTTGAAACCCAGTCACTTCAACAACTACGTCTTGTTTATCTACAGGCTCAGTTGGCTCTGCAGGTTGCATGATTTCAGTTTCGGTTTGGTTTTCAATACTCATTATGTTATTACCTCCACCCATGTTACGGTTTGTTCATTGTCAATTGCAGTCCAATTTGGATTTTGACCATTTGAAATTAGGCCCCATATTAACACATTTCCTATATATCCAATAGCCTGAACACCTGTTGCGTTTACTACTTTAGGTAATGCTACTGCTCCCCCTAGGGATGCAAACGGTGCTTCAGCAAAGGAAGTAATGCCAAACATTAAGCATCCTCTGCATCAGCAAAGTCTTTTAGTTTTACAGCCAAATAGATTTTTGCTCGGTCTGCATCTGCAATATAGTCTTCACCATCTAGCGTAATTGACTTAGATGTCACTGGAGATAAGTCTGCGTTGCGAGTTTCTTTTGAGATGTATCCTGCAATTACAACTTCCACTAACTTGTTTTTGTAATCTTCATTAATGGAATAAATGTTCCAATAAGATACATCTACACCCCAATTTGTTGATTCTGTTTTTAGTAATGCCATAATTTTTCCTTAATATGAAGTAAAGCTATTCCACCAAGCTGATTGTGATATGTTAATTTGGTCTAACGCATATACTGTTGTATCGCCAATATCTTTAATTGCGTTCATTGCTGAGTTAATTTCAGGAATATAATATGACAATGATGTTGCTACAGCTCCAGTAGATTGAGCACCTAAAAGCAGTGTTAATGGTGTTCCAGTTGCCGTTGTTAATCCTGTTGGTAAAAATGTAGGCGAGCCTGAATCTTCGATTATTATATTAGTATGCCAATTTGTATAAGGATACCTTACGTCATTTATATTAGTAATTGCAATGCTAAATATAAGCACCCCAGCACCACTATTATTAAGAGTTTTAGTATTTAAACTACCTGAAATATTATAATCAACCCCTAGTTGCACTTGGCGAATATAGTCACCTCCTCCAAACGGGGTTCTTTTTTTGACCGTAAATCCATATATACCTAAAGGTAATGTTCCGTAAGCCCCAGTATTTTCAGATGCTAAAGGTATTTTAGTTGTTGTTGTGGCATTTGCTGGAAGCACAGAATATGGTGTAATCCCTGTCACGGCACTATCTAAATAACCAACCCAATTATCTCCAAAAACAAAAGCTTCATTTACAACTGTTCTAGTTTGAGCCACCCCATCTTTATCTCTAAATACAAGCGTAGCCCCTAAACCAATTGGAAAATGGCTTACACTAGTAACATGTCTTGGAGACACTAAAGTAACTGCCCTCCCACTCCCGTTTTCTGAAAAAGGACTTAAATCAATAATATTTTTAGTGTACTGGTCAGGGTTTTTTAAATTGCCAACTGAATACACATTCATAAAGGATGCTAAAGGAACTGGTCTACCGTTAACAGCTCCCACTACTAAATCATTAATTGTTTTTGTTAAAGAGCCGTTTGTATATCCTGATATATATGAATTTGCAAAAGTTTCTGCTACTGAGCAAGTAAAAGTGCTTGCTAAAGCCCCATTATTTGTATTGAGCGTTACTTGTCCTGTTCCATTAGCTAACGTAACAACATTAGGGAAAGTAGTCGTATCACAGATAGTAGGTGTGTTGTTTACAACGCTAGTGACAGGTTGACTACAGAACACCGTATTATTTACAAAAGCATTAAGCGTTGTTACTTCAGCCTTTGTTGCATCTTTAATGGTGGTCGTAGTAGTCGTACCGCCTGATGTGGTAGTGTACGGTACCGTATAGGCTGTAGGATTTTGAAATGAATCCCATCCTTTAAAATAGGTTGCGGTTGAACCGCCATTAATTGTGACTGGCATTATCCAATCCTAATAGCACGTTGATATATTCTTGCAGATATTGTTCCTGCTGAAAATGTTGCTCTTACATTGCCATATCTTGTATTTGCGTTAGACCCGTTAGATGATGCATAAACAACTGGCGGAAGTGTTATTGTAAATGACCCTTCTGTCGGAAGATTTGCTGTCATTCTTATAGTAGATGATGCTGAATTAATAGTTGGTGATGATGAGCTTGTCGTTAGATTAATGCCTGCAATCATTTCGGTAGCAATTAATGTTGAAGAAACTGTAAAATCAACATACCCAGTAATTAACCACATTCCTTGTGTAAGCACCATAGTGTTACTATTTTCCAAAACTCCTGATGTTAATGAAAGAAGAGTTCCACTACCATTTATTGTTGTTCCAATAGAAGCTGAACTACTATTGTTAAAATTATATGCACCCTCCCCAGCTAATGGCAATCTAGTCCAGTAAGAATTAGATGCAGTTCCTTGTATATTTGCTACAAAATTTATTTCTACAGCATTGTAATTGTTAAATGAAAACTTTGGCTTGTCAACAGAAGGGAGTGCTGGAAATGTAGGAAAATCTGCCGCAATTGGTTTATACCCAGTTAGTACAGTAGGGTCACCAGATTGATATGCCAATGTAATTGTTACGGAACTTATACTCCAAAATCCAGAAAAATAAATACTTTGAATAAACACTTTAAATGATGGAATTGATGTGGGGTTAGGCAACTTTATATTTAAGTTAGTATAATTATTGCTTGTGCCTTGAATTGCTGGGTCTATCATTACATATAAATATGAAACATTATTACAATCAATATACACACCACTTGCAGGGTTGGTTAAGTTAGCAATATTAGAAGCGTTAAGTGTAAAAGTTAATGTGCCGCCATTACTATAAGCCCCTAATATTTGAGCCTGTCCTGCTGTGCCATTAAATCTTACTAAAGCATTTGCATCTGTAGCATACCCAACTTCAGAAGAGCCACCAGCTAATGGTAGTAAGTTAGCTAGTGTGTCAGAACGCAAGTTTACGTTAGCAGAAATATTGCCTGTTAGTGCTGGGCTGTCACTTAATACAACACTACCTGTGCCTGTAGATGAAACTGCGCTATTAGTGCCTAGAATTGCCTTTTCAGCAGGATAAGTACAAAATACGTCTTTAGCAGCAGAGCCAAAGTTGACCAAAGAGCCAGCGTTAGACGATTCTAAAACTGTGTCACGAGTTAATGTACCAGCACCTACTGTTCCTAAACCTACTTCAAAGTTTCCTGTGCCTGTTTCAGTAATGGTGTAATAAGTTGTGTTGCCATTACCAATAACACTAGAAAACGTTTGAAAAGCCTGTGGTGCGCCTGTAAGCGTTAGCGTTCCTGTGCCTGATGTGACACTATTCTCTCTTACCCTGTCTTTAATAATTAGAGCCATTTAGAACTCCTAATTAGGCGATACGTAAGATTGCGTTTGATGCATCAGCCGTTGGAAAAATAATAGTAAAGTCACCAGCTGATGATGTTTTGTCTGAACCAAAGTCTAGCACCGCAACCGCTGTGTTATCTGTGCTGTTATAAATTAAAGCGCCACGAGCAGTAATAGTTGATGATGCCCATGTTATATTTGCAAAGTCAATGAACGCTGTTGTACCCGATGACGTAGGAATTTGAGATACTGTTAGTGTGTTACCACCCGCAGTGTACCCTGCACCCACTACTTCGTCTGTTGTTGAGTATGCTGTAGTTGTAGCACCTAGGGTAGCTGCTGATGTATACAACGCAATTTTATAAACCTTTGTTGTACCTGTATTAAAATTCTGCGCACCACTAAGTATTTGAACCTTAAAGCTTGTGCACATTGCTTGCGAAATCGGCATTTGAAACTCCTAATTATAAAGTGTTGTATTGCAGACTCGTTTGCCCTTTTCGGTACGAATCATTACGTTCTAGGCCATCACCTAAACGTTTAAGTTGAGCTATTGCGTCTTGAAACATTTTTTCGTAGTAGGTGACCATATCAGCTTCACCTTTCATAAATATAACTGCTTCGCGCATAGCACCGTAAAACAATACTGGGTCGTAGTTATCGCCTAGCCATGAGGTACCCGTAGCATTATTAATGGTACTTACTGGAATAGAAAAGCCACTACCAGCTCCTCCAAGATAAGAATTACTAACACTAAGCACATCACCCACCACATATAGTGAACCTCCATTATTAATGGTTACAGAAGATACTGCTCCACTTGAGACTACGATAGTAGCTGTAGCATTTGCACCCATTCCGCCTGTTAACGGCACATTGTTATAGGACCCATTAACATAGCTTGAACCAGCAGTAATTGAACCTAGTGACGTAATTACACCTTGTACAATTGATACTGGGTAATAAAAGTAATGCAATTCGGTAACGTAATTAGCATTGGGGGTAGGTGCTATAATTGCGGTTAATTCATTTAAATTATTTGTAGTTGGTCCAAACAACGCGTAATATTTAGGTAATCCTGTCACCGATGGGTTTGGATATGACTCACGAAGAAAGTTAACGTCTTTGTTTAAGAGGTATGTGTATTTACCAGTAGCATCAATTACAGCTATTGAATATGTAGCAAGCCAGTCGGTTGGCAAGGAAAGGTACTGCAGCGCAGTAGTTAGACTCCCTGTTACATTTTTACGTAGTGAAGGTAATTGCACTGTATTATATATACGTCTTTCAGCCTCTTGCACAAACACAGGAATATTAGAAACAAATAATGCTTCTGTATTCTCAGAATAATCTTGAATTACCTGTGTTAGCTGGATGTAGTTCATTAGCCCATTTTTCCACTAATCTTACGACCTTTAGTAGCCGCGCCATAACCACGCATTTCACCAACACCGTATGGGTTATCACGATTAGCACCACGGTCACCGATACTTACATTCATAGCAACTGTTGAAGGGCCTACATCTTTAGCCGCACGTGTGTTTGGATTTACACTAGACTTAATGTCTGAGCTATAAGTGTTGTTCATTGGTTGTTTGTACACACCAATATCATTGCCGCCACCTGATGGGTATACAAAATCAGTATACGCACTTGCGTCTTTGTTTTCTTTAGCATGCCCTAGTGGATAGGAGTCAGCTGCAGTTGTTTTTACAGAATCATTTTTAGCCATGATATTATCCTTGGTTTTTTACACGAGCTAGGTTACGGCCTACTGATTTCATTGCATCAGATGATACGCCTTTTGAACCTTTGCCTGATTGAATGCCGACTTTTTTACCGTCGTCGCCTAAGTTCTTACCTTTTGTTTTGCCTGATTTAGTTACGCCATCAGCGCCTGATTTAAAAGCCATTTTATTACTCCTAAAATTAAGTTGTTGTTACTGAGACTATACCTACTTGACCCACTGCAATCAAGTCATTTGGTGTTAATGGTGTATCAAACCCACTGGCACCGCCAACAGGATTCCAACCCCATTGAAATACTCGACTACCCTCACTCGGATTACCCCCTGCATTTAATCCTGACACTGCATAACTATTATCTCTGCGAGGTTCTCTAACCGCTTGTGGGTCATTCACTGGGTAAAGCCCTAGTTGTAGTTGCGGTTGGTCTGGTTCCCAGCATTCAAAACAAACTAGTATGCTGACCTGATGGGTCTTAATTGTTAGCTTTTTAAGCTCCTTTAATTTATATCTTTGTCCACATCTATCGCACTCAGCAATTGCGTGTTTACCACTAGCGTACTTGGTTGGCATTATCTTGTATAACTCATGTTACGTGGCACAAAACGGATACTTGCTTTTTCACGGTCTTCTTCTGCAGCAAGTTGGAACTGTTGTTCGTAATCTGTTTTAAGTGCCATTGAGCGGTTAGGGTCTACACCTGGAATCTTCATGCTTAAGTAATAAGCTAATCCCGCAACCATACACGGCAGAAATCGGAATGGAATATCCTGAGTATTAACACCATCGCCAGCATCCTGTAGTCTACGTAAGCGCCAATAAACGAAAATATATTGCCCGTTAGGAGCATTAGGTGTAGGCCAGACATTGATTTGAGGGTTCTTAATTCCACTTGGTGTTGTAGCTCCCGACTGACGATTAATCCACACTTGGATTGGTTTACCTTGTGCTAACTTGTTTGGGATAGTTGAATAGGTAGACTCTGAAATACGGCTGATATTAATATCAGTTTGTTGTATCGTACCTGTCTGGGTTCTAATTACGTGGTCTAGTAAGTCAATGGTGTCAACAGGTAGGTCATATGTTCCCACTCCTGTAGAAAGAGTAATCTGACCTTGTTCAATAGTCCATAAATTAATTCCACGGTTTGCCCATTCTATTGTTAATAAGTTTAAACTACGACGCGCTGTACGGAAATCATAACCTGTACGTAGCTCTGAACCACAACGCTCAAAAGCCTCTTCAACGAGGTCATTTAAATCTAAGTTAAACGCTGTAGTAGCTGTAGTTGTCATTTATTTTTCCCACTCAAGCATAATCTGCACAATGAATAAATTAATAATTAAATAGTTGCTGTCTTCATGGTCAGCTAATTCAACACCAACCATCATGCCCGTAATAAAACTCATGTAGCAAGCAAACATATTATTTTACCTTTCTAAAGGGTTTAACTTTACTTTTAATCTTGTCTGGCTGTGCTACAAACTGTTTACCAGCTGCTTTACCTGCACGTTTTGCTTTAGTTGTTGCAGCATATTCTGCTGGGCTAAGTGCTTTAATCGCCTTTTCAGGTAGGTATCGTTCACCTGTTTCAGATGATTTTTTACCCGACTTGGTAGTCCACTTCTGGTCACCCCAAGCTTTTAACGACTTTTGGCTTTTAGCTAACGCACTCATTTATACCCACCACCTGCGGCTTTATAGCGTTTAGCAACTAACTGTGCTTTTCTAGCTGACCACTGACCTGCGCCTGTACCCTGTGTTGCTTCTGACTTTACCGCTGATACAATACGTTTTCTAAGTTCAGGTTTTGTGTAGTTACCAGCAGCGTTAACATTACCGCCTTCAGCAAGTTTTTTACCTTTAGGAGCTTTAGGGGTACTTGGCATTTTTACCTTGCCCCCTTTTTTAAACTCAGTAAAGTCCGTGTCATCACGGCGTGGTGTCTTCTTGCCTGATGGCATTTTGCTAGGTTTAATTGCACCCATACCACGAGAGGCTCTCATTACATCATCTTCCCACGAGTCTTACCTTTAACGCAGCAACCATCAGCGCGAGATGAAGCTGAACCGCCTTTAGCCATTTTCTTCATAGCTTTACCACCGCCACACATACCGCCTTTAGCAAATGGACGTGGTTTAATTGGTTTGCCATCTGGTCCTGTTGGAGGACCATCATCTTCCATTTCAGGTACAGGAGCAGGTTTCTTAGCTTTTTTCTTTTCTAACATATCATTCATCATAATTAACAGACCTTTCCTTTAGTTTTACCACGGACTTCAATGCCGCCGCCTTTAGCCATCTTCTTAACCTTACCACCTTTTTTAAGGGTTTCTAAGTCAGTCTTCTTGCCACCGTGCATTTGTTTGTCATGCATACCAACAGCTTTTTTGACTGTCTTTTTGTCTTGCATCATATCCATTTTATCTTTAGCCATACCGCCTCCTTTAAATTTTTTACCTTTATCAGCGGCAGAGAATTCTTGACCTACTGACTGTTTGATACCGACCTTCTTTGCAAACGATGGGTTGTGTGCAATTGCTTCCATAAAATTATGTTGTTTCTTAGATGTACTAGGCATTCTTTTTACCTACTTTTTTAAGCCAGTTTTGTACTGTCTTAGTTTCGTAAATGCGGATTACTGTCCACAAGATTGACAAGGCTGCTGCTATTGATGGTAGTATCTGCAGTAAGGACCCGAAGGCAACACCAATTGAAGTCCAGTCAATTACGCTTTTAGTATGCTCGTTGACCGAATCCAGTTTTTCTAAGAGTTCTTTAATCATTTAACACTTCCATCTTTTTAGTGAAGCTGCTTTGCGGGTAGGACGACCTTTTTCATCCTTCATTGGGCCTGGCATACCTGACATACGAGCGCAGAACGACTTCTTACGTGGTCCACCTTCTGGTTGTGGTGCCTTTAGGTTAGACCCTGTTGCTGCATTGTATTTTGCTCTACCTTTGGCTGTAAGTCCAGCACCTTCTTTAGTAGGTAGTTTTTCACCACGACCCACTGCAAGAGTAGGTCCACCCTTTTTCATAGGTTTTGCTGCCTTAGCTGGTTTAGTTTCTTTAGCCATCATTTAGCAATCTTTTGCGTCAACGAAGTCTTTGGTTTTTAGTGCCAAGTACACGGCTTTTCGAGTAGCATCTTTGATGTATTCATCGCCTGTAAATGTTAAGTTATTCCATGCGACTGGATTGTGATTCTCATCACGCACTTCTTTGCTAATGTAACCATTGATAACTACTTCAAGTGATTTATTTTTGAAATCTTCGCTAATGGAAAAGATGTTCCAATAAGTTGCATCAATGCCAAATGTTGTGTTTACTGCTTTTAATAGTGCCATTTTGTTTTCCTTTTAACCACATCGCCAATTAGTGCCATCATAAAATACTGGTGTTGCAAATCCACTGCCTTCACCATCTGTAACAATTGCGTTAAATACTGGTGTTAATAAATTGTCTGTTACAAAAGCCCTTGTACCTACTGGTTTGCTAGTTAAATTACCAACACCCAATGTCGTTTGGCTAGTAAATGAAGGAAGCGTAAGGGCGGCAGATAGCGTAACGCTTGCATTAAAAGTTGTAGGGCTATAAACAACTACAGCGCTGCTTTCGTTTTCATTTCCAATTTCAACATTAGTAACTCCAGTATCTGCGCCTGTACCTATATTAGTTACTGCTGATGCCGTGCCAGATACAATTGTTCCTATATTAACTGTTTTAAAATATCCAGAACCACTTGTAATATTTCCTATATTAACTATTTGTTGCGATGTGCTTCTTCCCAAACTAATCGTACCTGTTGCACTTGTTGTGCCACCAATGATAATTGCACCAGTTGTTTGACCAGAACCAATAGAAGTTGATTGCGTTGTTGCTGATGTTTGAAATGCACCATTAACTGTTGTAGTGCTTGTTCCTGTTGTAGAACCAATAGCAATATTAGTTGTTGATGTTGCATTACCTGCATTACCAATGTTAATTGCTTTTGTTGTAGATGCCGCAGTTGTTCCTGTAGCAATATTGACTGTTTGTGCTGCTGTGCTTTGCCCTACTGTCAATGTAGCGGTATCTGTTGTGCCACCTATGATTACTGCGCCTGTTAATGATGGTGCATCACTTAATACAACACTACCTGTGCCTGTGACTGCTTTCTCGCCTACTGTTCCAGCATTGTCATATAGCACATTACCTGAAGTACCGCCAGTAATAGGAGTTGTATTTATTGTTACGTCTCCACCAGATGATGAAGCGTATGGATTGGCTACTTTTTGATTTACGGTTGTTGTCATATTATAGCCCCATGAATAGACTTACTGTAGCGCCAGTGCCTGAGATTGAAGATACTCTACCACGAACATATGTCCAATTAGCACTTGATACAAAGCCATCAGTAGTTGTTGTAGTACCTAGCGTTAATGAAATTGTACCCATTGTAATCCAGTTTGCATTGTCATTGCTGACCTCAACTACAACTGCAGTGGCACCTGTGCTAGTGGATGTTCGTCCTGAAGCTTGGAATGTTTTGTTATCTACGGGAATGCGTAATGCTTGGACGTTTTGAGGCGTTCCTGTGACTGTAGTAGTCGCATTGTCTATTAATACCATTGTTGACATAATTAATCTCCTTAGTTTTAAGAAGGGGCCGTAGCCCCGTTCAGATTAATTAAGCTGTGAACGCTGTTGGTTGGAATGTACCGTCAGAGTTGCGAACAGTGTAGGTACATGTAACTGTTGCCGCACCACCAGAAGCTGTACCAGCACAAGCATAAGTAGCTTGAATTAACACATCAGTAGTACCTACGTTTACATAAGTACCAATACTTGCACCAGTAATAGTGAATGTTGCACGGCCAACAGATAAAGGTGTAGTTGTTGCTCCACCAACAGTACCTAATGTAGTACCAGTAGAAGTTGCAAGAGTAATTGTATTACCTGTAGTACCTGCGTAAGCAGTAGTAATATCAACAGTAAAATCTAAAATTTGTGAGCCTGCTGGAAGTACAAATAAAGTAGTAGCTGAAGTATTAGAAACAGTTGTTACGCCAGTTTGAGTTACGGTTGTAGCGCCTGTATTTCTGATTGTACCAGCAGTAGTACCTGTGGTATTCTTAACTGTGCCCAATAACCATGGGCCTAAATGAGTAGCGATAGCCATTATAAATTCCTTTATGCAAAAGTTTTCTTACCATCTTTGCATCGTCTGCTGGGGCAGTTGGTAAGAATA